GCGCAATAATCTCATTGGTTGGTGCAAGCAGCGCCCAAGCAGGCGTAACAGGAACGCCACCAATAACAGCAGACTGGAAGCCTGCTGCACTGCCCATCTGCCCAAGGGCATTGACAGGGTTGACGTAAGTAAGCAGGGAACGCCCGCTAGCGTCAACTGCTCCGGTCAGGTTGCCCCAATCCGTAGCGTTGACAAACACACCTTCTGCGGGGAGCATACGCGCGCCAGCGCCACCCGCAGCAGCGCCAGCGTAATAGGCACCAAGCGCAGCAGCGATACCGTTGTGCAGATCAGCGCCAGCGCCTGCAACGCCTGCGGTATCAGTGAATGCACCGGAGGCAGGAAGCGCTTCAAGCACAAGCGCAATTTCACGCTCAGTGTCGCGCATAAGCAGTTCGCGCAGTTGGTTACCAATGATAACGTCTGTGCCCGGAGAAGCGCCGTCCACCGCCTGACGGGAAACAATCGTTTCCCCGCCAATCGTCTTGGGCGTCATTGCAAGCGGAAGGGTTGCAACGTCAACATTAGGAAGCGCAGCGTTCTCTGCGGTCTGCACATCTGTATCACCTGTCACTGCACCAAAGACAGGGACGGAGATAGGATTAGGTGCAGTAATGGGAGTAGTTGCAAAGAACGCAGACAGCGGACCAGTGTACGCAATATCAGGAACGTACAGGTCCGGGAAATTCTGCGTAGGATACGCGCTGGTAATGTCGCTGCTATCAACAGCGCGGTTCAACTGCTGTGCCAGATCAAGCACAAGCGCCTTGTGTCGCGTCATGCGCTCGATTGCCGCAGCATCGCGGTTCATCAGGTCCGCGAAATAGCTATGTGTCGTGTGCGGCCCGTAAACAGCCTCAGAGCGCGTGATAACAGCAGACTGGCTACCGGGTCCACTCGCGCGCTGCGCAGGCAGGGAACGCCGTTCTGAGTCCCTACGCTGCTCGTCTGCGCGTGCCTCAACGATCAGTGCGTCAACGTTGACAAGACGCGCGCTGAGCGCGTCAATATCACGGGTCTCCGCATCTTCAAGTGCACGGTTCTCTGTCTCCGCGATACTGCGCGTTGCAGCAATCTCTGCGGTAATCGAGTCACGACGCTCAGTAAGCGCAGCAACCGTAAGGTTAGGCACCTTGCGTTTCCCTTCTGTGGCATGTGCCACGCTTCTAAGTGCAACCCGCGCAGTTCGATACGCTGGCGCATAACTGCCTGCAACCGCTGCCAATCGTGCGCCTGAAAAATGCTCGATAACATCGCCCTTCCGGCGATGCTTACCGGGCACAAATTCAACGCTAACGCCGTTGATACCTGACGCTACCTGACTCCGCGCATGCGGCGTTTCTGGCACGTCAAGGAAATCACCAAAGAACCATAGCCCGTCTGCGCGTTCCTGCGCTCGATTGATAACACCAACCGGAACGCCACCGTCAACGCCATGACGGTTCAGGTATGCGATACGCTCGCCTGCGTTGATAGCAGCAACTGCCTCTGCAAATGCTCCCCGGACAAAACGCTCCCTTCCATATGAAACGGAAATCGTTTCATTGTAAGGAAGCGCCATACCCTCAAACCGTCCGGGTGTGCCGTCAACGTCCCTAATCTGAATGCTGCCAAGGGTAGTGGTCTGAATGTCAGGCACTTACATTTTCCTCAACTGCATCTTCTTCGGGCACATCTTCCTTCGGCGCAAATGCAGTTGCAGCATTCTCTGCGCCTGTTCCCTGCGCTTCCACAATCGCATTGATTGTGTCATTAGGTGCCAAGCCTTCTTCAACCCTAACTTCGTCAGGCGTCATCCAAGGCTTACCACATGCAATCTGCCAAGCGCGAAACCTGCTCTCTTGACTGGCGCGCGTCAAGCGCGTCATATCAATCAGCATGTGCCTATCTTCTGGAAGCAGATCAGAAATCAAGTCTTGAATAGGATCGTAATACCCTGCAAGTGTAAACCGATCAAGTGAAAGCGCTTCGTCTTGAAGGTTGCTGTATGTCATGGAGGAACCCGGAGGATTGACGTTTACATAATGTGACTCAACGCCAAACAACGTTGCAACCTCTGCGCTAATTTGCTGTCGCGCTTCGGTTGCAAGTGCCTGACTTACGTCTGCTCCCCACGGGTCAGCATGTGCGCCTTTGCCAAGGACAGCAGGGTAATCCGGTCCCTTCGCGCGGCGGTCCCTCCATCGGTCCGCAATCACTTCTGCTTGTGCGTTATCTAGTTCCTGATCGGTTGAAATTTGCGTTACTGGCGTACCGCCTGCCTGCCAGTATCGTGCAACGTAATTATCAGATGCCCATGCAGACATTAGCGAATTGCGCGCCATCTGCAAAATGCCTTGCAGGTGTGTGGGCACACCGGGCCAGAATGCAGAGCGCACGGGAATAACCGCTTCCCCGGAGACTGTGCCTGCAACGCCACTGATTGTGTATTGCGTGGCAGGAAAGATGCCCCAAGGATCAACGAAACCTGCGGCTTGAATTGCTTCCTTTGGGAGTGGCAAAAGTGAACCCGGAACGCCTTCGTCATCAACGCCACCAACCATGTAAATATACTGAATGTCAGTAAGGCACATGGAAGCGATAACACGCCACACCCATTCACGGCGGGTCATGGAAGCAGCGGGTCTCTTGACAATGCGTGAAACGACAGGCAGGCGGGTGGCTGGCTCGCCTTCCCATTCCGTCCAACGTTGACCCGCGATTGCATTTGCAATCAGGGTTACGCAACGCCGCACTGCACTAACACCCGCCGCTTCCACTACCGTCAAAGGGTATGCGGTTGGTTGAATTGCGATGCTAGAAAACATAGTGCCTAGTCTCCGTTCAGGATAACTAGGCACTGGAACAGGCACGATATTACGGTTGGAGGTTTCAACAGATCGGTTGTGCTTCCTCTTTCCCATAGTGAAAGTATACCAGTTTAGGAAACTGTAAGCAACTTACAAGAATACCTGCACGGGTGTAACTGACTTAGCAGCAATGGCAACAGCCAAGGTTGCCGCAATCACTCCGGTAATTGGAACGCCTGAAATAGTCCAACGCCAAGCGCCTTCGTTACCGATAAAGCGGCGTTGCGCGCTAGCAACCTGCGAGTCTAAAAACGGGTCATCATGTGCAAGGCGCTTCGCAACAACTGCTTCCGCAAAGTCCGCACATGCCATAATGTTTTTAGTTGCGGTAATTGATTGATAGGGCAGGTTGCTTTCAACTGCGTGCCTTTCAAATGCAGGCGCTAGCGCAGATGATGCAGCGTACACAATTGCATCGACCTTGACGCGCGCTGCAATCGCTGCCACTTCGCGCGTGAAATCAGGCGCGGTAAGCGGTCTGTCAGTGCGCGCTAGCAAGTGCCTATGCACTTCCACTCCTACCCTTCCATCCTTGCGCAGTGCGCTAACTATGATGCTTCCCTCGCTCCATGTTGAAAGCACATCGACCGCCACAACGTAGCCTGCTGCTACGTTGGCAGGTGCCAAGGGTTGCGGTAGTCTGCACGCTCCCCAAGCGGCAATTGAAAATGGCGCATCCACTCTTTCATCATGCCACCTATTCAACCTTTCGCGGACCCATGAACCGCGCGGAAGGATGCCATATTCACTGGTAATCAAAGCGCGTGAAAGTCTGTTGCCACCATCCAAGGACGGATTAGCCTTGGTCAATTGTTCCCAATCTAACCCAACGTCGTCATCATCTGCGCGCCACCAGAGACCCAAAAATGTAGGGTCAAACTGCTCTGCTCCGGTATGCTGTCGATACAACTTATCGTGCATTGCACGCAATAGCACGCTGTCCGCATAGCCTGCTGTGCTTGTCATTAGCATCTGTGAATTAGGAATTGCAACCTGCGCAGGGGATAGAACCTCATAGGTGCTAAACGTTGTCTGCGTAAGTACCTCATCAAAGCAGATCAGACCCGGAGAAATACCGCGTGCAGAACCGGGCTGAGAGGTTGCTACGTCAACCCTAACGCCGTTTAGTTCAATGCCAGTGTATTGCGTTGCCCTAGCACGGGATACACCTTGACGCCTTGCTGTGTGTCCCCACCCGCTAATTTCAGCGTATGTCAGAACATCGCGCCTGATGAAATCGTATGGAATTCGCGCCTGCTTTGCGTCATGTGCAGCAAGCAAAATGAAATCCCATTTACGGAACGTATCCCATTTGTGCCCTTCGTCAAGAAGCCACCCAACAAAGGCACGAACAATAACACTTTTTCCGTTCTGTCGCGCCACTGAAAGAAGCACAGTACGCGCTAGCAAATTCATATCTGCGTCATGTTCAAGCGCACGATACAGCGCGTACCGCTGCCACAAATCCATTTTCATTTTCAGTCTGCGCTTCGCCCAATCAGCAACGCGCGGACCAAATGAACCAGTTGCATTTGCGTTGCGCGGAGACTCTAGCGCAGGCGGTACATAGCCTACAGGTTCACCGTCCCAACCTTTCATTTTCCAGACTCCCCAAGGCACGCTCGCTGCGCTCGCTGTAAACGCCTTGTGTTCGTCAGAAACGAAAGGTGCGGGACGGCTCC